AGGCTTCCGATCACTCCTCGATGTTTACCGGCATCAGACTCGCTCCCGAGACGAACGTCTTCAAGGGGCTGATCATGAAGGGCGGGCCAGGCTCGGGAAACTTCGGACATGAAGGCAGGCCAGGCGAACAGGGCGGATCGGGAGGAGGAGAAGGCAGTTCTGGTGATGGAGATAAAAAGGAAGGTGATACTGCACGCGGTCCAGCTTTGACTGAGGCGGGCTACAAGCAGCGCAGTGTTCCTGCTCGCCCGGATATGGCTTATTATGACAAGCCGGGGCAAATGGAATATCGTGGTAAGACCGTTAGTGGGATGCATCAAATTTCAGTTGATAAAGAGACAGGCAATTGGAATCATGACTTTAAGATAAAAACATCCAATCCAGACTCAACTGCCGTTGGCAGCAGTACTTCATATCTTCGAACGGTTTCGGTATCGAGTGGAAAAGGGGGTGACAAGAGTCTTCAATGGTATCTATCCACAAAGAAATCTGAATCCTCCGACCTCTACAAGGATGACTTCTACCTCCCTCCTGGTGTTGACGTAATTCCTGCTACTGCGGATTTAGCGTCACTGATCCCCGAAGGTAAAGCTGAGACGGATATGTCCGAAGCCGCCCTCTCCACGCAGGGCAACTCGGGCAAGACGGGTGAGGTCATCGTGACTACACAGGAGTTGACGGACAAGAACATCCTCGACACCGCTCCCGCGGAAGAAGTCTTCACTTCACCTGAAAAGCCCCGCCTGTTCAAGACCAAGAACGACGGCGTGATTCAGACCTACCGGATTCCGACGGGCTTCGTCGTCGAGTACAAGGACAAGCTCGGCGCCAGGTTGGAGCACCACGAGTTCTCCACCGATCGCTCGGCGCGGGACACAGCGATCTATCTGGTGGCAAAGAAATAACGAAATGAAACTCTTCGGACTTTGGATAACGACCGACGCGCTGCAGCGCAGGCTGATCCGCGCCGTCAGGCATGAAGTCGAGATACGGACCATCAAGACTTGCGCTGATCACGTCCGGCAGATCTATGAAGACAATCACCTTGCTGGCCACCACAACATCGACAAGCGGATGGCCTTGCAGGTCGCCGAGGCATCGCTGAAACAGCTGTACAAAGACACGCAGGATCAATTCACACCACCACGGGAACCTGTAATTCAAGAATGATCATGGAATCTGAAAAAGTACCCGTAGTCCAACAGCATGATTGGGCTTGGGCGATCACTGATGAGCAGAAGCGCCCGGATGGTATGTTGCGCATCCGGTGTCAGACGGATGGATTGATCTTGGTGATACCGGTCGAGGAGATAAAACGCATGGAGCGGATTTATAAATCGCTTTGGATGAGAAGGAACTGACCCGATGGCTGCCAGCATCAACACCAATCTGGTTCGTAGAACGGACATGTCGGAGATCGCCAAGAATCCAGGAGCATATCTGACCGCCCGCAGTCAGTCCTTGGCGGGTCAGGCCGCGCAAGCCCTCGGTGGTTTCTCGACGGGCTTCATGCCTCCGGGTGAGCCGTTGGCGCCTTACGAGCGGGACATGGCGAACACCCGCAAGTGGGATTATCCATCGTCGTACAACATCCAGTTCATGCCACGGGCCGGACTGACGGGCTTCGACGTTCTTCAGGCGATGGCTGCTTGGGATCCGGTCAGGTATTGCATCGAGGCGAAGAAGAACAAGATCAGAGGACGTGAATGGGCCATCGTGCCGATCGAGGCAGAACGCGACAAGATCGACAAGTATCAGGACAAGATGGAGGCGTTGACTAAATATTGGATGAAGCCGAACGGCAGGGATTCGTTCGCTATCTGGATCGCGGCGTTTCTTGAAGACTCGTATCTATACGACGCGGCGACGATCGCCCGCTGGCCGACCCGGGATGGCAAAGGTGTTGCCGCGCACGAGGTCTTGTCGGGGAGGACGATCAAACCGCTGATCGACGTCACTGGTCGCCCGCCCGCTCCACCCTACCCGGCGTTTCAGCAGATCATAAAAGGTGTTGTCTATGAGGGCTTCACCCAGGATCAGATTTTGTACTGCGTTCGGAATCCGTCGAACGACAGTCCATACGGCATGTCTGAAGTCGAGTGGCTGCTGCTGAACATAAACATAGCTCTTCGTCGGGACATCTATGATTTGAACTACTTCACACAGGGAAATGTACCGGCTGGTTTCGCCACGTTGCCGAAGGAATGGTCGATGACGCAGATCATGGAATTCACGGACAAGTTCAATGCTTCGATCGTGGGTGATCCGAATCTTCGCAACCGCCTTCACTTCATGCCCGACGGGTTCAAGCTGGAGCGAATGATCGAGCGTGACATGTCGATCAAGGTCACGAAGATATCCGAGTTCATCGTCCGTAGGTGTTGTGCCATCTTTCACACCAGCCCCACTCCGTACGTGTCACAGATGAACCGGTCCACGGCGGAGACAGCCGACACGGCGGAAGACGAAGCCACAGAACCACTCTGGAACTTCATCGAGGATATCATAACGAACGAAATTCAGACCGTTCAGGGCATGCCACAGCTTAGGTTTATATTCACTGAAGAGCGGACGACGGACGAGAAGGCACAGGCCGAGAAGGATGTCATGCTCGTCAAGAGCGGCATCATTTCCATCGATGAGGCCCGGATGAACGCCGGCAAGAAGCCCATCGGGATCCCGAATGGTATCATGTCGCCGACTGGCTTCATACCGATCGAGGGCGAGGCGAAGGATTATCAACAGCAGTACAAGAGTTATTTCGAGAAGCACCCGAATCAGGATACTCAGACCGAGACCACCGCAGCAGCCACCGCATCAATGCAAAATCCAACCTTGCCCGAAACGCCGCTTAGTACTAAACCGGTCGTGCCACCCGCAATAGGTGTCAAGGCCGCGCCGCAATTAAAACCTGTCGTTAAGCCAGTGGCCGGCGGTAAGGCAGGCCCCCCGGCCACGAAGCCCGAGTCCAAGGCTTTGGCTGCAAAGACAAAAGTCGAAAAAGGTGACGGCACCGAGGGTGGTTGGTACGGAGTTGATCTGGATGGCACGCTGGCCGAGCATACGAAAGACAAATCGGTCATAGGTGATCCGGTACCGAAGATGGTCGAGCGGGTCCAGCAGTGGCTTGGCGAGGGCAAGGAAGTCCGCATCCTGACGGCCAGAGTCAGCAGCCCGGATTCGGCGCAGAACTGGCAGACAGAGAAACTGATCCGTGACTGGTGCCTGGAGCATATCGGCGTAGCGTTACCGATAACGAACGTAAAAGACCGGGACATGGTTGAGCTTTGGGATGACCGTGCAGTTGGTGTCGTCCGTGATACCGGAGAAGAGAAGCTGGCGAAGGTAGACGAGCTGTTCTCCGAGGTTGAATATGATTGTGATAGCGTGGACATAAATAAGTGCGACGTTGAGCTTCAGACGTGGCGCAAGTTTGTCCGCAACCGGATCAAGCAGGGAAAGCTGCTGCGCAAGTTTGAGACGAAAGAGATTCCTTTAGATACGGCGCGGGAGATCCAGGAGCAGTTGGAAGCTATCGAGAAGGGTGAAGATATTAAAAAAGTCACCTACCCCAAGAAAGATCCCAAGCTGGAAATTATACGTAAGCGGTCTGAAGAGCGGATGAAGGAAATCTTCGCCCGCATGTTCGCCGAGCAGGCTCAGGTGGTTATCAGTACGGTCAAGTCCAGGGTGCCGAATGTCTGAATTGTCCCAAGACGAGATCCATGCCATTATCAATGACATCGACTTGGATAAGATAAGCCAGAAGTATGCGCCGCAGATAGCTGACCTCTGGCGTGACGTAGTTGCTGCAGGTGGCTCGGCTGCACTAGGTACGATCTTGCCTGAGGACAACTTCGACATCCGTGACGTGAACACCGAGGACTTCATCCGCAGTCGACGGCTGGGCGAGAAGATAGTCCGAGACCTGGATGACTTCTCCAAGCAGCTGGTGAATGGAATAGATAACACCACCCGGACGCGGCTGCTGGGGGTCTTCAACCAGGCGCTGGCGGATAAGTCTGGTCTGCAAGGAATTACGGAAGGGCTAAAAGATACGTTCTCGGGTATGGAAGATTGGCGTGCGAAGATGATCGCGCGTACCGAGACTGGCTACGCACTTCAATGGGGGCAGGTTGAGGGATACGCTCAGGCGGGTCTACAAGCGGTAATGGTATCGGACGGTGACGGTGATGAGGACTGTGCTGCGGTGGATGGTTTGATCATCAGTCTGGAAGTGGCGCGGCAGTATCCACTCTCACACCCAAATTGTGTACGTAGCTTCCTTCCGATGCCCGGTGACTTCGGGCCGGATGACTTGGACGACGATGAGTTCCTAGCTGCGGTAGAGAAGGTTGAGACTGCCATACTTCAGAAGCTGGAGAAGTCTAATCCGGAGGGTATTAACCAGTATACGTATGGTGGTGGCCACGGAGAAGAAGACGAGCTGATCTCGGACGAGGCTAAGCAGGCACTCAGAGATTTGAAGACTGGCAAGAAGATCATTTTTAATTCCGAGAACCACACCGACATCCCTCCCGTAAAGGGGTGGAAGCACGCAGTATCCATACTGCGTAAGAAGGGGTTGGTGCCGGAATACAGTATGCACCTCGGGCCGGGACCGAAGCGGTGGTTCATATACACGGTTCGGATGAAGTCTGCTCTAGCGAAGAGGTTTGATGAGAACCAGGAGCGGGACGAGAGCGGCCGGTGGGTATCCGAAGGTGGTGGCCAGAATGCCATCTATGATAAGGAAAGCAAGACCTGGAAGCAGAAGAGCGGAAAGGATCTGCCGGAGCACTTTCAGCACATACGAATCCCTCCGGGTTGGAAGAACGTACGATATAGTGAAGATCCCAATGATGACATCCATGCTGTTGGAGATGACAGCAAGGGCCGTCAGCAAACCATATATAGCAAGCCCTGGAAAGAGCAACAGGCGACGGCAAAGTTTGCCCGTATAGAGGAGCTCGACAAGGAAGAAGGGCGAATCTCGTCAGACGTCAACCGGGACATACAGTTCGGTCGTAATAAGGAAGAGGCCTGCGCACTTCGTTTAATTATGAGAACCGGCCTTCGTCCTGGAGGTGAGAACGATACTGGTGGTGCGGTAAAGGCCTACGGGGCCACGACGCTTATGGGAAAGCACGTGGTTGGTGACAGTCCCAATAATGTGCGGCTGGTGTTTGTCGGTAAGAAGGGTGTTGCGCTGGATATTCCGGTAAACGACCGCGCGGTAGCCAGGGATCTCTTGGCTAGGCGGGATGCTGCGGGCCCGAGTGGACGAATATTCAACACGACAGCCGGGAAGGTACTCGACTATACGCACGTGCAGGATCATGGTGGATTTCAGACGAAGGACTTTAGGACCTTACTCGGCACACGTACGGCTCAGGAGGTGGTTGCCAGGATGCCTGCTCCGTCTGACGAGAAGACATACAAGCTGGCCGTAAAGGATGTGGCGAAAGCGGTCTCTGCCAAGCTGGGGAATACACCGACTGTAGCTCTTCAGTCCTATATACACCCGGTAGTATTTTCGAAGTGGCTCATAGGTGCTCATATTGGCAAGTTTGAGAATACTGATTTGGAGAAGGACTGGAACGAAGAAGACCACCCGCGTGGAGAGGACGGGAAGTTTATCGGAGGCGGAAGTGGGGTGCCCAAGCATCAGAGAGATATGCGATTCCCGACCAAGTACGGTCCGGGTACGAAATATCTGGATAAGGGTAGATATTGTGAGACTGACGCTGCCAGGATAGAGAAGGGCGTGCCAGAAGACGTGTTACGTCGCGATCTGAATGAGGATGGCAACCCTGTAGATATCTTTACGGCTATTGCTGGGCCTACGGAAGTAGACACACCTGAAGGTATTGTAGTGAATGATTACGGTGAACGTAGAGGGCTGTGCTATGAGATGGCTGCAAAGTTTGTAACCGACAACCCGGACTGGAAAGTGGTTCACGCTACGTTATACCCTCAGATTGGCAATTTTGAGAATTCTGTTTACTTTCACGGTTTCGCTGAGAAGGATAACGTAGTCTTTGATCCGGTATTTAATAAGTTTTATGACAAGGGTGCGTATTACAAGTATTATGCCATAACGGATGCTCGGTCATTCTCAGTCGCGCAAGTATATAAGCAGATGTCAAAGACTAGAAGATGGGGTGCGTGGGATGCCAGCTGATACTTTTACAGTAGTATCACTATCTGGCAGGCCCGTGGATGAGGCGACCCTTGCCAGGCTTAGGAAGCAGCTGGGTGAAGAGAAGGTTGAGAAGTCTGCCATAGCTTTCCCACAAGCTACGTTTATCGGAGCTGACGAGCCGGAAGATTGGCGTGCTATTCTTGCCGATGAGCCCGATGACGACGAAGAGCTGGACGTGACACCACCGGAAGTGGTTGCCATGCTCGGCTTCGACCCGCTGGAGTTTTCTGAAGAGCCTGTAAAGAAGTTCAACGACGTGCATGACGAGCGAGGCCGCTTTGCCAGTAGTAGTGGATCTGGAGAATTTATTGGAGAGGGTGATATCCCAAGTTCAAGTGATATAGATAATTGGAAGAAGCTGGATGATAACTATATCCGTCAGATGGCCGTCGGCAGTCCAGCATCTGACCGAGCAGTATGGCTAAAGCAGCAGGTTGAGAAGGATCTCCAGGATCGGCTATCGAAGCTCAGTCTAGAAGACAGGGCTGCGTATGATGCGTTTACGAAGGTATTTACACTTCGCGCAGATGATTATCCAGTACCACTTTCACCAGAAGAACAACTTGTTCACTCATGGGCAAGTACTTCACTGGATAATAATCCGACGGCTATGGTTCTTCAGGCTGCAGCTAAGAAGGAGTTTAATCTTACTGGTGCTACACTAGACCACGCTGGTGAGCATATTAGTGAACAGTATGGAGAGTGGGTTGTTAAGCCAGAAGCCGATCTTCAGATGAAAGGGGCACGCGTATTTCTTCGCACGATGTATAACCAGACGCAAGACTTTTATGCGAAGAACGGAGTTACTGAAGTCACCGTATTTCGTGGACTTGGACTACCACAAGAATCTGTAACGGCAGAGATGCGAAGTGCCCTAGATTCTGAGCGGGTAGCTGTCAAGACGCTGACGCTTCGTATGCAACCAATGTCGTCATTCTCTACGAATGTTAATACGGCGGCTAATTTTGTTGGCAGTAAGGACGATATGTACCCGATGATACTTGCCGCCAAGATTCCGGTCAGTAAGATTATCGCCACTCCGAGAACCGGATTTGGTTGTGTAAACGAATCAGAGGTAGTCGTACTCGGAGGCGTTACTAAAATGCACGCCGTATTCTCATATAACCAGGAGAACTTTTTTGACGATACAGAGAGTATGGATCTGAAGTACATCGTCCGTCGGTTGAAGGGAAACTGATGATCAACATAGATGCTCTGCCAGATAACCAAGACTGGCTGAAGATGACGTGGGATCTCCCGCCTTATAAATCGGAAGCATTCCTGGCGGCCGTGAAAGATCTGGACGCATTCCGGAAACGGCCCGTTTACCGGTTTGCAGTCGGTTCTGGGCTGATAAAAGACGACAAATGGGTCGGACGAGACTAGCAAACGTGCAAAAACAGCTCGGAACTCGTCCTTACAGCTCGGTAGACGTTTTTGGGACGTACCCCCACGTGCTACTATTCGGATCGGTTTTCCGACCCGGCTCCGTCAGTTAAGCGTAAAATTAGGAGATTGGAAATGCCGTACCCTACGATCGAGTCTCTGCCGGATCCGGTCAAGCAGCTGCTCCCGAAAAAGCAGAGACAGTGGCGTGCCATATGGAATTCTGTTTTTAGTCGCTGTACGGATAAGGGGGGAGATCCGAAGAAGTGTGAAGGGCAGGCGTTTGCTCAGGCGTGGGGTGTCGTAGGAAAGAAACTGAAGATGTCCGAGGCGGAGATTACTAAGGCTATCGAAGAGTCAAAACTTCAGAAGTGGGATGAGTCCGAGCACCCACGTGCAGAGGAGGGTAGTTCTGACGGCGGACAGTTTGTTAGTTCAGAAGATAGCGGTAGTGGTGGTGGAGAAAAGACACCGTCTGTAAAAACTGGGGGACGAATCAGTATAAAGGACTATCCGGCCGATGCGAAGGAAATCACACCTGAGATGAGGATGGCTCAGGCGAAGTATTCCGACATACGCTCAAATATGAGTAAGAATCTGAGAGTCATCTCGGAAGATCGGGCCAAGCTCGTGCCGGTTGTCGGAAAGATGTCGGAAGAGAATGCGGGCAGGATTATCTTCAACGCGAACGAGCAGCTTCATAACTATACCGGATATCTGGCGGGAGATACTACGTTTCGGGCCCGGGACTATGTCGATCGCGTCGGTACCATATTGCGTGATCCGTCACTAAAGGACTTGGATGCCGGATCCGTAGACGCCATGATGCAGGACTCGGTTCAGAAGCTGGTATATCAAGAAGTCGAATCTAACCGCCAGCAGTTCACCGATCATGGTATCAGGCACCTGGTTGGTAATGCACTCAGGGCTGATGACATCATGGTGAAGATGTCTGACGGGCAGGTATCTGCAGAGGATCGGCTGGCTCAGCAATTCATAATGGTCAATCATGACATCGGCTATACGTCGCCGCTAGTGAGAGAGGGTGGCCTGCGTGGCATCATGGTATCGGGTGATCATAAGATTTTCAGTGCAGCCATAGCAGAAGAGCAACGGGCGCAGTGGAACGAGGGCAAGATATTCTCTAAAGCAAAGTACGATCAGATCTGTAACGTAATCAAAACACATGACGATACGACTATAGATTTCAAGGGAGATCTGCTTGGTACCTCGACCAGAGTATCTGATAACCTGTCGTTGTTCACTAGTGAGAAGCTGCCCGGGATGTTTCATTACGTCAAGGGCGGAGAGCTTCACCTGACTCAGATGGGGCAGGCTGCCGCGGAGAAGGACTTTGCCAAGTTCGATAAGCTCCGTGACGGTCTGAGCAAGAAGATCGACAGTTCTAATCTGAGTACGGCGCTGAAGCGGGACTTGAAAGCCTCCGTGAAAGAGTTGAACTATATGACGCCAAAGTTCACTCTCGGTGTCCTGGCTGGGCATGTGACCAAGATTGACAAAGAGGGTGACTTACTGGCGGTGACGATCAAGCATGATCCGTTCGACGCGTTTCTCCAGAAGCACTTCGATATGGGGCAGAATAAGACGGACAAGCTTTTGAAAGACTACGGGATCAAGGACTACACCAAGACTGAATATGATCTCGGTGGAAAGATGAAAATTCGAGTTACCGGTGTCAAACTCCGCAAGGACGAAGACACGGAGATCGGTAAGGACGCAATTATCAAATCAACCCAGGAGGGTCAGGAAATGCAAGTAGAAAAAGCAGCCACGGAGGGATCGGTGTTCTTGACCCTTCCCATCTCAAAGGTTGACCAGGAACGTCGAATGGTTTATGGAACCATGACTACGGAGGACCTCGACAAGCAGGGTGACATCGTCGACTACGACGCCGCCAAGAAGGCCGTCGAGATCTGGCCGAAGAACATCCGCGAGATGCATGACACGACCAAGGCCGTCGGATCTGCTGTTGAGATCATGCCGAATGACGCCCAACGCAAGATCGACATCGGCGTCTACATCTCGAAGGGGGCGCAGTCGACGTGGGAGAAATTGCTGGATGGGACGCTGAAGGGCTTTTCGATTGGTGTGCCCCACGGCAGGTATCGTCGTGAACCTTGCGAAGTTCAGAAGGGCGCCGAGCTTGTCAAGGCAAACCGTCTCTTCTGCGACACGTTCTCGGAGGCCTCACTGGTTGACAACCCAGCCAATGCCAAGGCAACGGTGTATCTGGTGAAGTCGGCCGATGGTGGCTTGGTGACCACGGAGGCTGTAGGGATCCTGGAGGCTCCTGAGATGACCCCTGCTTTCAAGAAAGCCGTCGAGGTCGGGCTGGCTCCGGCACCTCCGCTAGTCGAGAAGATCGAACCTGTGGCCGAGGTCGAGAAAGCTCTCCCGGCATTCATCCAGGACAAGATCGACGCGAAGAAAAAGAAGGAAGAGGCGGAAGCCACGGGCAAGAAGCCTGGCGAAGAGGGCAGCAAGGAAGAGGAGGCGAAGGAGAAACCGGAAGAGGAGGCGAAGGAAGACAAGAAGGAGAAGTCTGAATCCTCCGACGTCCGGAAGTTCACCGAGAAGGAATTCTCCGCCATCAACAAGCAGGGAGAGGATGTGCCCTGGCCCACCGAATCATCTCCGGCTTTGTCCGAAGGTGGTGAGATCCGATTCATCCCGAAGTCCTTTGGTGAGGTTTGGGAAGAGACCGAAGAGGTCATCCTGTTTCCCATGTGGACTTCCACGCTCGCCCGCATCCTCCTGAACGCCCTCCAGTCGGAATCACTCACGGCCACCGAGAAGAAAGATCTCATGCAGAAGTCATGGGATGAGTTCTTGGTCGAAATCTCCGAGGAGCTGACCGAGGAAGGTGGAACGGTTCACGGTGCTGAAGAGAAGGTCGAGAAAGCAGAAGGAATTACCACCAACATAAACCTGACCGGGTATGATCAAGAGAAAGGCTCCAAGAAACTGACCCCGGACTTCTCGAACCTCACCGCAGAACAGAAGAAAAAGATGGAGGAAGAGACGGCCAAGAAGGTTGAAGGGACAGACCTGGAGAAGATAGGCCGCCGGAACAATGCTGCTGATCAGGCAAAGATCCAGGCCATGCACGACCACGCCTGTGATCTCGGGGCGGATTGTAAGGTACCTGAGAATCCCAAGCCCGTTCCTGCCGAAGAGAAGTTCGAGGCCGCCGTGATCGAGAAGATCACCGCCGCGGTCGTCGAGCGAATCGGCCAGATGGACATCACGAAAGCGGTCAGCGTGGACGTGAACAAGTTGCTGGCCTCGAGTTCTTACTTTCAGGATGCTGTGAAGACGGCCGTCGATGGTTCGGTCGAGAAGGTCACGAAAGAAGTCGAAGGCATCCAGGAAGATTTTGCAAGTTTGGAAGCAATCGTCACGGACGAGATCAAGTCTGTGTCGACCGATCTGAAAGCTGAAGTCACAAACGGAGTTACCAAAGTTGCAGAGATTACGTCAAAGCAAGAAGGTGACATCGCAAAGGTGACCGAAGCCGTGACTGGCGTCACGAAGAGGCTCGACGAACAAGCCCAACGCCTGGCTGTAGTGGAGAAAGCACCTGCATTGCCCATCGTGAAAGCGGTGGATCCAAGACAAGCGACGGTTCAAGGTGATGCAAGGGAACAGCCCGGAATCGATTCCGAGATCATCACGCTAACGAAGTTGGTGGATTCAACACAGGATCCGCTGACCAAGCAAGCGCTCGGACGTGAGCTGGCCCTCCGCATGATCAGGAAACGTCAATAGTAACCTCACACTGACTCTAACATAGGGTTGGAGGATTTGTATTTATGAACGAGAATTTAGTACCCTCATCCATCGGCACGATGGAGCAGTATCAGGCTGTGCTGAACCTCACGAAAGAGGCTTTCGGCAAGCCCATTTCGCTGTTGCCCCCGGAGATCATGAAGACCGGGTTGACGACCAGCTCGGGATTGACTGGGTACGATCTCAGTGGACCCTCGAAACATTTATACCCAGTAAACTAGAAAAGGGGATCAAATGCTGGGTCTAAACTCCGCTATTACGACGAAACTCTTTATTTATATCCTGTTCTGTCTAGGAATAGGTTATATTTGTAAAGACAACGCCGTGGAAAGATTGGTGGCAGCCGCCATCAAGAATCCCGAACGACTATACGCGGAGGAGAAAGTCAATGCGCAAGGGAAACAACAAACGTGGCGACAATATCAGCAAAGCTCTAAAGAAGTTGTACAACGGAACGCTACCCCCTCATCATTTAGCTGCTTTGAGGAAAGCACACAAGAATCCAATAACGAGGGAGCGCCACCGACAAGCCACGATCAGGCAACTTGCAAACAGTTCTCACAAGTCACAGTACTCTCCGATAGAGATTGCTCTTCAGAAAGTAATGAGACAAGCTGGGATCAGTTTTGTGTGTCAACAAAAGCTACTGGACAGATATGTAGTCGATTTCCTTGTTACTGGCAAAAAGTTGGTGATAGAAGCAGATGGTTGGACTCATCGATTGGCTGTCTCGAAACGAAAGGATCAAAATCGAGACAGAAATATGATGAAGGCTGGGTTCACAGTTCTTCGTCTTCGCGGTGCATCGATAATGGGAACTCCATTATTATGTGTAAAGAAGATTCAAGAACTTATGGACAAACTTCCCGGAGAAGTTCCGTCTGTTCAAACCGTAATCTGCAAAAGCCAGCGAGGTTCGAACAACCCTATGTGGGGTCACGCGCCTTGGAACAAGGGGATGTCTATAAAGACCAACAAAAAGTGGAAGCAGGCTTACGAGAAAAGTCGAGTTACATGCAAGATGATTGGACTCAGCGAAATCATGAAAGCTCGCTGGGTCAAATATCGAGCCAGATTCGACTGGAAGCAAATGATGAAGGATTACAAGCGTTTCCACTCTGTCAATATAGTAGCCAAGATGCACAGCGTTGGACGCCGACAGCTTCGAGAATATCTCAGAAGCAAAGGTGTTATCTTAGACGGACAAATTCGCGGTGCTGGACTTATTGCTTATTGGGCTCGAATGAAAGAAGTTCACAATCGGCCAGAAGTACGAGAACAGCGCTGCCGGGTTCACAATCGACCAGAAGTGAAAGAACGCCATCGTCAGGCTTCATTGAAACTATGGGCCGATCGTCGTCAAAGAAAACTTTCTTAAGACATAGTCTGAACTTGCAGGTGACTGCAAGAGGTGAGCAGAAATGTCTCATCCCTGACTCGCCGGAGTCAGAGCAACAAATTTGGTTATCCCCGCTCCGCAATCGTTTCGCCCGCAAGATGGGTGCGATCGGTTCGGCGGCGACTCACTGGAAGACGATCACGGGCATCAATACCGCCAACCTGAAGGCGTCCGTAGCCTTCGGAACCAGGAACACCGCGATCACCTACACCACGGGTGACAAGTCGGCTACCTACAAGTCGATCGGCATGGACGACGTCGTTCAGTTTGAAGCCTTTTGGCAGGGTCGCGGTTTTGAGGATCTCAGAGCCGTGTCCGCTCTCGCCACGCTTCAGGCGACGATGATCGGAGAGGAAGCACTCCTGCTCGGCGGCAACGCCAGTTCGACGGAAGGCATCGCGATGGACGGCACGACCACTTGTGCGCCGACCCTCGCCGTCTCCGCGACCGGTGGAGTTACAGCCGTCACCAACACCGTGAAGATCGTCCCGCTGAACCTGTTTGGCTATCTTGGCCGGACGGTGAGCAGCGCGGGCATCACCACGGCCATCCCGATCGCCAACGGGAAGGGTATTGCCGGCGTCACTGCCGACAGCACGAACGTCACCAACAAGCGGATCGTGGCGACCTGGACTGGCGTCAACGGTGCCGTGGCCTACGCGGTCTATGTCGGCATCGCGGCAGGTCCGTGGTATCTCCAGGACGTCGTCACCACCAATTCCTGGGACAGCGGCGCCTCTGCTGCTCTCACCGCAACGGGTCAGTCCTACGCCGCGTTGACCACTCCGGGAACAGATCTTTCGCAGGACGCGAACGACTTCTCCGGGATCATCACCCAGGCGTTCATGTCCGGTTCCGGTTCTTATCTGAAGAGCTTGGATGGAATTGCTCTCACGGCTGACAATGCGTGCGGGATCACCCAGCTCGACGCGATGTTGAAGTGGTTCTGGGACAACAAGAGGATCGGCCCGACCGTCATTCTCTTGAACGCTCAGGAAGCGCTCAACATCACCTCCAAGGTCGTCGGATCCACGGGGACCGGCGCCGGCTTCCGCATCGCGATGAACATGGGTGCGGATCAGAAGACGCTCACTGGCGGGTTTTATGTCACGGGGTGCAAGACAGGTGCCCCCTCCTTGAGAAATCAGGGATGCAAACACTCAGTAAATTCAGTTAATGCTGCGATGCAAAGACTGAGCCAAGCCCCATCAATGGGGAAGGTGCAACGACTTGAAACTGAGCATCCTGCATTGCCATTGGCAGCATAGGATGAAGGTAAAGTCTGAACTAACCCTAATTGAAGGGCAGAATGTGGCAGAAATGACCACATCCATAGGTTAAGAAAAAGAATGTCAAGGAAACCGGGATTTCACCATTCAAGAGCGACCAAGAAGAAGATGAGACTTGCGGCGTTAGGAAGAGTATTTACTCCGGAACATCGTAAGCATCTTTGTGAAGCTAAGGTCGGCTATGTTCATACTGATGAATGGCGGGCAGCAGTAAGCCGAGCATTGCGTGGTAAGAAACAATCAAAACGCCATATCGAAGCTCGACGAAAAGCATTGACCGGAATAGTGTACGGTGAAGATGCAAGACGAAAAAACTCTGAATGGCACAAGCAATGGTGGGCAAATCTCACTAAAGAACAAGCAGAAGCTGCCCATAAACAGAGAATGCTTAAATGGCACTCTGAATCATCATTGGAACGTAAAGTCCAAAGTGAATTGAAGAGTCGTCATATAAAGTTTTGCAAACACCAGTTCATTGCTGGTTATTTCCCGGATATTTATATTCCATCGATAAAGCTGGTTATTGAAGTCGATGGGGAGTATTGGCATTCCACGGCTACAGCGATAGCCAGAGACAGGCTAAAGGACAAGACGTATCGAGCAGCCGGTTACAAGGTTGTGCGGATGAAAGAGTGTGATGTAAAGAAGAACGTATCAGCCTTGGTTCAAAAAGTCTTAGACCTATGAGTAACAAAATCGACCTGAACAAGTTCACGTCCTCGCTGACGCCAGGCAGCCCGGACATCATCCCCTTCATGATCCACCCGTATCTCCCGCCCGGGATGATTATCGCCCTGTGCGAGCGGTTGCCGTATCCGAAGGCCGACGTCGATTCTGTGTTCGTCGTGCGGACCCTTCAGGAATACGCTGACTACGAGTGGGCGCTGGTGCAGAGACAGTATGAGCATGGGGTAAAAGAAATTGCCCCCTCCTTGAGAAATCAGGGATGCAAACACTCCGTAAATTCAGTCAACGCTGAGACGCGAAGACTGAGCCAAGCCCCTGCAAGGGGAAGGTGCAACGACTTGAAACGGAGCACCCCACTGCTGAAAGCAGCGTAAGGGTGAAGGTAAAGTCTGGTCTACCCCGAAATCAAGGGCAGAGCGCGGCAGAAATGACCGCGCCCATAGATCTTATGGATCTATTGGCAACAAATCACGATATGCTCATGAGGTACTAGAGTGCTACTTTACCGGTGGCATTGGGGTCATCTACAATATCCTCAATGGATAGAGTAGCCTGACCGTCTTTAGTTTATAATCATGGAAGCGGATAGCTCAATGGTCGCTCCGTTGGGCAACAAGGTCGGAAAACCTCACTGACTTTCCGCTTCCTGTTTTGAGGACAGAGCTGGAGGGGGCTCAATGAATATCATCTATAAAGTCACTAATACTATCAATGACAAAGCTTATGTGGGAAAGACAACCAAGTCCCTCGAACAACGTTGGAAAGAGCATTGTAATGCTGCCGAGCGAGGTGACCAAACTTACTTTTATAGTGCTGTTCGCAAGTACAGGCCTGAATCGTTCAAGGTCGA